TAGCCCTTGACATAGTTGGCAATGTAAATCTCGTCTGCGGGGTTCATCTGCTTGTCCTTCTCTTGGCTTGCTTGCATGTAGAACATTACCGTCACCGACAACAGAATGCAAGCCCTCAACTGACATCGGTTGGCACTTGCATTCCTTTGACAGTGAACGTATAGTTCTTATTGCAAGCAAGCAACGCAAAGGAACGCCAAGATGTACCACCCCACAGACAGCCGCAAGGAGTACAACGCAAACACCGGCAACTGGGTCACGTACCAAGGAGGCGGCGAGTACGGGATGGACTGCCAGATGGACGAAGACGACCGGATGCAGATGGAGTGGGACGCGGAGATGGAGGACACCGTGGCCGACACCACCCTGCCGCTGGACGAGAGGCTGGACGCCGCGATGCGGCTGGCAAAGGACCGCCAGCGCCGCGCAATCAACCGGGCACGCTACGCGGCGCACGTTGCCGCCATCGTGCCGAAGCCCATCACGTGGACGGAGGCGATCTAATGGGCACGCGGACCGCGCAGATTGACAGCATCTACAACGGAGGTCAGGCCGTGGACACGGTCGGCCTTCCCGACAACCTGACCAGCCCCGACGTGGACTGCGACGGGATGCTGGACAGAAGCACTCACTGGTCGGTGCTCGTGACCGTCACGTGGGACCGGGACGACCCGAACGGCAAGTGGTCAATGGTCGCCACGAACCTCCAGTACGCCGACAAGAAGCGGGCGACGGCCTCGTACCTCATCAACGCGATCAACGCCGAGGACGGTCAGCGTGAGTACGAAGGTGCCGACAGCGTTCACGTCGCGCTGCTCGCGCCCGGATACCGTGAGGTTGCCGCGTTCGACAAGTAGGCGAAACGCGGAGCGGCAGTCTAGGATAGGCATTGCAATCTAAGGAGATGAAATGCCTATCAGCACGTTCACCATTGAACTCGGCACGACGCCCATCAAGATTCTTGACGAGTTGCGCGGGCGTCGAATGATCGTGTTCACGAATGAGAGCGGCAACCCGCTTCACGTCGCTGGTCCCGGCCTTGACATTGATGACGGGATGAAGGTGACGGCGGGGACGCAACTGATTATCAATCAGAGCTTCGCTGAGGACTACACCCCGTCGCATGAGTGGTGGGGAAGGACAGACGGCGGCACGAGCAACATCATCGTGACCTACGCGACAGAGGACTCAACTGACTAATGCCTCGTCCGACCAAACTCACCGATGACGTACAGAAGCGAGTGCTTGACGCTCTGCGCTCTGGGAACTACATGGAGACGGCAGCGAGGTTTGCTGGCATTGACGAGTCCACACTTCACCGATGGATTGCAAAGGGGAAGGGCGACGATGCCGAGGAGCCGTATCGCGAGTTCTGCAAGGCAGTAGAAAGGGCAAGGGCAGAAGCCGAGGTACGCAACCTCCACCTGATACAGAACGCGGCGCAGAGTGGAACGTGGCAGGCGGCGGCGTGGTTCCTAGAGCGGTCGTTCCCCGGACGATGGGGCAGGAGGGAGAAGGTAGAGATGAGCGGACCTGACGGCGGGCCGATTACCCTGAAGGGGCTGGCTGACCTGATGCAAGTCAAGAGCGACGATGAGGGCTGACTTCAGCGGCTGCTTCATTGTCGGCTTCTTCTGGGGGAACATCTGCATGGGCCTCGTAATCGTCGCGGCGATTATCTGGTGAGCCTTCACAGCGAAATCGAGGGTGAGTGCGAGGGCTTCGTCACCCGCTGGGTCCTAGTCGCTGAGGTGCTGAAGGACGGAGAGGAACGCGAACTCCACGTTATGTCGGGACCGCGCACCGGACCTCAGCCGTGGGACGTAATCGGAATGCTCAGAGTTGCTCAGGGAATGGCGGAGGATGTCGAGTGACTTTCTTGCGGATGGGAAACTCAGACCTTCGACGTGACCGCATCTGGACGTGGTCACTTCCGGCATGGGTCACGCGGCTGCCCTCTGGGAAGGCATACAACGTCTGCCCTTCGGCCCTCAGGTGTGCGCGCCTTTGCTATGCGCGGAAGGGCACCTATCGCTTTCGCAACGTGCGAGAGGCGCATCAGCGCAACCTCATGAGGGTGCTGGACGACCTGCCGGGGTGGGAGCAGGAGATGACGCAGGAGGTAGCGCGCCCGAAGTTCAGCGGTGCCTACGTTCGCATTCATGACGGCGGTGACTTCTTTTCACGCGAGTACCTAGAGGCGTGGCTCCGCATCGCGCGCTCTGCGCCGGGCACGACCTTCTACTGCTACACCAAAGAGGTCCCGCTGTTTCGTGAGGTAGTGGAGCCTGACCCGCCGCCGAACTTCAGGTGGGTCTTTTCATACGGAGGCCGGTGGGATCATCTCATCCGCGACACCGACAGGCGCGCCGATGTGTTCCCCACTCTTGAGGCGCTAGAGGCTGCGGGCTTTCACGACCAAGAGGACAGCGACTTGCTCGCAATCAACGGACCCCTCGCGGTTGGAATCGTGGTGAACAATCACCCCGGCGCTCTAAAGCAGATGGAGGGCAAGTCATTTCGGGGCTAGCGGAGGAGGTCGGCACCGCTATTCAGACTGACCCGGTGACGTTCTGCCGCAACGTCCTTCAGTACGACCCGTGGAGCAAGCAGAGGGAGATCATCGAAAGCGTCCGCGACAATCAGCGGACAGCGGTGCGCTCCTGCCACGGCTCTGGCAAGACCGCGACGGCGGCGCGCGTGGTCGCGTGGTACTTGACGGCGTACCCGAACAGCCGCGTGGTCACGACGGCCCCGACCTTCTCGCAGGTCCGTGACCTTCTGTGGTCTGAGGTTCACGCTGCGGTCGCTCGCGCCCCCGATGGACTGTTTCCCGAGTGCGACACCACGCGCCTAACGATTACCCGTGAGTGGTTCGCTGTCGGCCTCTCAACTGACAAGCCCGAGCGGTTTCAGGGCCACCACGCCGAGCACCTGCTTCTTGTCATTGACGAGGCATCGGGAGTCCATGAGGCAATCTACGAAGCGTCGGAAGGATTCCTGACCAGCCCGAACGCGAGGGTGCTGCTTATTGGCAACCCGACGCAGACGAGCGGCACCTTCTACCGCGCCTTCCATTCCGAGCGGGCGCTTTACAAGACAATCCACATCAGCGCGTTCGACACTCCCAACCTGACGGGTGAGCAGGTAACGCCGGTCGCGCAGAAGTCACTGGTGAGTGCTGATTGGGTAGAGCAACGCCGTCAGCAATGGGGCGAGGGCACGCCGCTCTACGACGTGCGAGTGCTCGGCAACTTCCCAAGCGAGAGCGAGGACCAAGTGATCGGCCTTCAGCAGATCGAGGACGCCAAGACCCGTGAGGTACAGCCGGGGAAGCCAGTCGTTGTTTCATGCGACGTTGCGCGGTACGGGTCCGATGAAACTGTCATTGCTATCAGGCGAGGCGAGCACGTCCGTATCCACAAGACGTACACTTCACGGAGCCTCATGGAAACCGTTGGTCACATTGTGGATGCAGCACGCGAGTTCAACGCTCCCGGTATGCGGGTCGTCATTGATGATGTGGGGCTAGGGGGCGGCGTTACTGACCGGCTTCGTGAACTGCGCGTTCCGGTTGAGGGCTTCAACGGCGGGGCGGCTGCCAATGAGCCGCGCCTGTATCCCAACCGGCGAAGCGAGGCGTGGTTCGCATTCAGCGACCAGATTGACCACGTTGATTTGGACAAGGACGAACAACTCGGCGCTGACCTCGTTGCGCCTAAGTACGCTCTTGACTCGCAGGGGCGGCGCGTAGTGGAGCCAAAGGACAGAACAAAGAAGCGCCTCGGCAGAAGCCCCGACCGCGCTGACGCCGTACTCATGGCCTTCGCACCCCCGGCCCCGATGGGCGCGTCGTTCGGTGCCGACATCTGGAGTGTTTGATGCTGCCCGAACTTGACCTGAACGGTTACATCCATCAGCAGAACCTGACCGACCTCGCCGTGCTTGACGTGCGCGAGAGGATGCAGCGAATCAAGCGCGCCTACGACGCCTACTACTACGGCGGGCCTGACACGCTGAAGGTTCGCAATGGCGAGATAAACGACAACGTCAAGATGAACTACGCGCGTCTAATCGTGGACGCGGGCGTTGCCAACCTGTTCGGCGGTGAGCTGATAATCACGCCTCCCGCCGACTCGCCCGATGAAGTGCGCGACTCCATTGAGCGAATGGTTGACGTAAACGGCGGGGGCTTGCTCTGGCAAAGGATGGGAACGAGCGGTGCTATCGGGGGCACGATGTTCTACCGCCTCCTTCCCTACAAGGACACGGTGAGGGTCGCCGTGCTTGACCCGTCCACGGTTGAGGTCGTGTGGGCCGACGACGACCACGAACTGGTGCAGGGTTACATCGTCACCTTTGTTCCCAACGCGGGGATTGACGCTCGGCTCCGCAGGCTGACCGTTGAGCCTATGGAGGACGAGTGGCACCTGTACGAGCAGGAGGCCAACGATGACGGCGAGTGGATCACCGTCAGTGATGAACACTGGCCCTACGAGTTCCCCCCGGTAGGTCATTGTCAGAACCTGCCTAGCCCGCATGAGGCTTATGGCATCGCAGACCTAGAGCCTGACGTGCTTGACCTGTGCGACGGCATCAACCGAAGCATGAGCAACATCAACCGGATTGTTCGCCTCTACGCTCACCCGCGAACGTGGGGCAAGATGATTGGCGACGCGCTCAACATGAACGCGAACCCCGGCGCAGTAATCAGGTTGGAGCACCCTGACGCTGAACTGCACAACCTAGAGATGAGCAGCGACCTGTCATCGTCTATTGAGATGTATCGCCGCCTCGTCCAAGCCCTGCACGAGACGACGCGCATCCCTGAGGTCGCCACCGGCAAACTCGACAGCGCGGGCAACCTGTCGTCGCTGGCGCTTCGCATCCTCTACGCTCCGCTCCTGCAGAAAACGGAGAGCAAGCGTCGCACCTACGGGCGCGCTATTGAGGAGATGATGGAGCGGGCGATGGCGCTTCTTGACATTGAGACCACTGTTGAGATTCAGTGGCCCGAACTCCTGCCCTCAGACCCCGAGGCGCTGCGCCGCTCCGCTGTCCTTGATGCGCAGGTAGGCGTCAGCCGCGCGAGCATTCTTAAGTCACTCGGGTACGACCCGGAGACTGAGGCAGAGAACCTTCGCGCTGAAGCCGAGGCGCAGCAAAGCACCTTCGACGCCGGGCTGTGAACGCTGACGAGCGTGACCTCGCTCAACGTCGTTGGTTGAGGGGGGTAGCCCGTATAGAAAACGAGGTGGCTCACCGCATTCGTGCATCGCTAAAGAACGATGAAACGGAAGCGGTGAGGTATGCCGAGCGTCAGGTGCGGCTGGCCGTTGCGTCTGATGACTCCATGACGGCAATCGCGCTTTCGCTTCCAGCAATGTCAGCAGAGGTTGAGCGCATCTTTGGACTCAACTCTGTCGCTACTGAAGTCATTGGCGGCGCGGCGCAGGACGCTTACCTGTTTGGCACCCGCGAGGGGCGGCAGCGTACAAGCACGGTGATGAAAACGAAGGCCCCTCCCGTTGCGCCTGATGAGGTGGCTCGCCAGAAGCGAAATGAGCGCGACGAAGCGAGGGCCTATGCGCGGGCATGGCAGGAGGAGAACGGGCGCGCTGTCGCCCGCGCAGCGGCTCGTGGAGTGGTTGCCGACGTAGCCGGGGGCGTTAGCACCGTGAGCATCGGCATCGCTGCCGCGCTTTCGTACCGCTCGCTCTATGCGGCCCGCAACGTCACAGCCGACTCAGGCAGGCGTGGACTGTTCAGCGCCTTCGGCGCGGCAGGCATGCAGGCGTGGACGTGGCACGCGGAGTTCGGAGCGTGTCAGTGGTGCTGGTCGCGCAGCGGCATTTCATTCCCCGCGTATGAAAAGTTCCGCTCACACCCGAACTGCAAGTGCTCCGCTATCCCGAGCGCAACCGTAGGGGGCGGGGGCTACGACGCCGACCAACTGTTCAGCGCCTTGCCCGTCAGTCAGCAGGTGAGCGTCCTCGGGCCGGGCAAACAGGCGCTCTACTCGCAGGGTCGGTTCAGCGTGCGCGACCTCGCAAAGCCGAACGGGGGCGTGCGGACTCTCGCAGAACTTTCCTAGCATTGCAGAGGCATTGACGCTATAATGTCTTGCGAAGCAAGCAATGTGAAAGTGAGAGGCAATGCCTGATTACGCACCGACGTGGAAGTGGGATGACCAAGGAAACGTCATAGAGGGAAAGTTCACCGGTCTCCGGTGGACCAAGAGCAAGTTCGACGACGGCCACGTTGCCGTCATTTCCTTGCTCACACAGAACGGGGAGTACTCGCTGTTCATGCCGGGCGGGCTGCACCGCCGCATGAGCGATGAGGCACCGAAGTACGGCGACGCGGTTCGCATCGAGCGCGGTGACCTCGTTCCGTTCGGAGATCAGGGGAGGCAGTACCGAGCGTGGGACATCAGCGTCACTCGCAAGGAAGGTGAGTACGCCGACCTGAGCGGGCCGGGCTTGCCCGAGGCCACGGAGCAGGAGAGCGCCGCCGCCGACGACGACATTCCGTTCTAGTGGGCTCGTGGCAGCGGTCGGGGTGGGTCACGGAGTACCCGAGCCACCCCGACCGTGACACGCTTATTGACTACACCTGCGCGAAGTGCGGCACGCGCATCGGAGTCCCGCAGCACCTAGCGGACGACCGCGACTTATTGCGCCGGATTCTAAAGACGGCTTACTGCGCCTGCAATAAGAAACTCCGCTAATCGCGCTTGTTCGGAACGCGCGGAACAACCCGGCCGGTGCTTCGGCCATTGTGAAACTCTTTGGCTTGTCTTTTCCACTTGCCTTGTGTCAGACTGTCGTTGCCTTGTAATCGCAACGTCAGAGAGGCGTGGAATAATGGCGGAGCAGGACACCGTAGAGGACGTTCAGGGAACGACTGACGGGGAAGCGCCAGAGGCGCAGGAGGCAGAAGTGACCGAAGCCCCCGAGGCAGAAGTGGAGCAGGCTCCCGAGCCGGTACAGCCGGAGCCGACCCCTGCCGCAGAGGCCGAGGAAGTGGAAGCCCCCGACGACCCGACCGGCTCGGAGCAGGACGGGGACACGGACGAGGACCGAAAGCGGGCAGCACTTGACCGCAAGATGTCGCGCGAGAATCAGTCGCTGAGAAAGCGCCTGCGCGATGCCGAGCAGAAGGTCAAGCAGTTCGAAGAGGCCCAGATGTCCGAGCAGGAGCGACAGGAGGCCCGGCTGAAGGAGATGGAGCAGAAGTACTCCGCCGCCGAGTCAAGGCTTCGCGATTCGTCGCTGAGCATGGCCGTCACCAATGAGGCCATCCGCTATGACGTCGTAGACCCCGAAGCGGTCGTCAAGTTGATTGACCGGTCGCCACTGGAGTACGACGCAGACACGAATCAGTGGAACGGCGTGGACGAGGCCGTGGCAGCCCTCATTGAGGACAAGCCCTACCTCGTCAAGAAGGCAGATGCGCCGCCGCCACCGCCGAAGCCCACGGATGCCGCACCTGCGAACCCCGCCCGCCGCCGCACGCGGCTCACGCGGGAAGCACTCGCAAAGATGACGCAGGCCGAGATCGCTGCTCTCTCAAAAGAAGAGCGATTCGCGGCGCTTGCGTCTGAGGACTAGGAGTAGCGCGTGGCGCTCAACAACTTCATTCCTGCGATTTGGTCGCAGACGCTTCTGGAGAACCTGCGGAACAACCTCGTCTACGGACAGCCCGGCATCATCAACCGGGACTACGAGGGTGAGATTTCCGGTGCAGGTTCCTCCGTGAAGATTCACAACATCGGTGCCGTGACGGTCAGTGACTACACCAAGAACACTGACCTGTCGGACCCCGAGACCCTGACCGATGCTGAGACGATTCTGAGCATTGACAAGGCACGTTCGTTCAACATGCAGATTGACGACGTGGATCAGGCTCAGCAGGTGCCCAAGGTTATGGAGGGTGCGATGCGCGAGGCCGCATACGCTCTCGCAAACGACCTTGACTCGTACCTCGGGGGCCTGCACGCTGGCGTCGGAATCACGTCCGGCTTTGGTACCGACGGGACGCCGATTGTCCCGACCAGCACGACTGCCTACGAGTACCTCGCCGACGCCTTCACGGCGCTGGACGAGGGCAACGCTCCGCAGCAGGGTCGCTGGGTCGTCGTGCCGCCGTGGTATCACGGTCTGCTCCGCAAGGACTCGCGCTTCGTGGCCTACGGAACTGACATGAACCGCGCGGTGCTGGAAAACGGCGTGATCGGTGAGGCCGCTGGCTTCAATGTGTTCGTGTCGAACAACGTGGCGAACACGGCTGGCGCGAAGTACAAGATCATGTTCGGTCACCCGTCCTCGTGGACGATGGCTATGCAGATCGAGAGGGTGGAGGCATACCGCCCGCCGCTCCGCTTCGCGGACGCGGTGAAGGGCCTCAACGTCTACGGCGCCAAGATTGTCCGCTCGGGCATCATCGGCACCATGACGGCTTCGAAGGCGTAGCAATCCTCTGGGGGGTCGGGGGTAGTCCCCGGCCCCCTCTAGGATTAGTTCATGGCAAGCATTGACGCAATCGTTGCTCGCGTGCGGCTGCTCATTGACGACCCTGCCGGGGCCGACCAAGAGTTCACCGACGCCGAGATTCAGGACGCTCTTGACCGCAGGCGAGACGAGGCGCGTTACTACCCCCTGATGGAGCAGCCGAGCATCGCGCCCGGTGGCACCAAGACCTACACGACGTTTGACGCGCCGGTTGGCGATTGGGAGGACGACGTTGTCCTTACCGACACTTCGTACAACGTCCTAACCCCGGCGACCTCTGACCCGGTTGCGGGCAGGTGGACGTTCAGCAGCGAGCCGTCATTCCCTGTTCTGATCACCGGGTTCACGTATGACCTTTACGGGACCTCGGGTGACCTCTTGCTGCAATGGGCCACGCGCGAGTCGTGCGCCTTCGATGTGAATGCAGACGGCCTCGGCCTGAAGCGTTCACAGAAGGCCATGATGAAGCAGGCTCGCGGCTACGAATACCTCTCCAAGGGCCGCACCCGTTCCAGCAACCTCATCCGCACGGATGAAGTGACCTAATGCTGTCAGCGCGTGACATCGCGTGCCTTGCCGACGACGTTGCCACGGTGCTACCGGATACGGTGGGTCTAACTCGCCCTACGACGGCTTCTGACGGCCTTGGAGGCCAGTCAAGCACGTTTACGCTAGTGGCCTCCTACGCGGCCCGCGTAACGCCTATCAATGTTCAGCAGGCCGAGGAGGAAGTGGGGGCGCGGTTCGAAGATGGGACGGTGTACCGCTTCGCGTTCCCGGCTGGCACTGATGTACGGAACACCGACCGCCTGACCTACTCGGGCAGCACGTTCTCGGTTGAGGCCGTGCGCGCACCCCGCAGCGTTGAGGTTGAGCGGGTCGTGTACGCGAAGAAGGTCTAGTGGGCGTCATCGTCAAGAACAACGTCAGCGCCTACACCGCCCGCGTTGAGGCCGGGGTGGGCACCGCTGTTGCGAAGGCGGTTCAAGAGATTGAGATTCGCTCGCAACGGCTGGTGCCGGTGGATACAGGACTTCTACGGAGCAGCGTTCGCACTGAGCACTCATCGCGCGTTGGTCAGCACGAAGGCAAGATTCACTACGAGACTGACTACGCGGTTTTCGTTGAGATGGGAACGCGCAAGATGGCGGCGCAGCCCTACCTCATTCCAGCGGTTGAGTACGTGAGGACCCGCTTCAACAACGACCTGCGGAGGGTTCTGTGAAGGTCGTTGAGATTGGTCTGTATTCGCTTCTCTCGGGTGACGCTACGTTGAGCGGCTACGCGCCGGGCGGGGTATGGCGCAACATTGCCCCGGCTGGCACCGATGGAGTGGTCGTCACCTTCGGCCAGCAGAGCAGCGTGGACACTTACACCTTCAGCGAGCGCGCGATGGTGGACATGCTCTATCAAGTGAAAGCGGTTGCGCCCGGTGGCAGCGCGGGCACGGCGTGGGACGCTGCCGACAGGATTGACTCTTTGCTCACCGACGGGTCGCTTACAATAGGCAGCGGCACCGTACTTCGTGTTCGTCGTCAATCCTCAATCAGTCTCACAGAGACAGACGGCGGTGAGACGTATCAGCACGTCGGCGGTATCTACGCAATCACGGTTCAGGAGTAGCGCGATGGACGAACAGGAGAAGAAGCCCGCGAAGCGAACGTTCGTTGCGCTCGTCGGGCTGGACTACATGGCAGGCGGCAAGCCCGTCAGGGTAGAGGCAGGCAAGAAGGCCGACAACATCCCGGCGCGGTCTGTGTCGTGGCTGCTTCAGCAGGGACTCATCAAGGAGGCGAAGTAGATGCCTACGTTCAGTCATGGCAAGGATGCCTCTGTCCTGTCGAACGGCTACGACCTGAGCGCCTACGTGAACAGCGTCACGGTGTCAGGTGAGGCCGAGGTTGCCGAAGTGACCACGCTTGGTCTTGACGACAAGACCTACATCGGTGGTCTGCGCGATGCAACGCTCAGCACCGAGGGCTTCTACGCTGGCGGCACGGGTGACATTGACGAGGTTCTGGAAGCCCGGCTCGGAACCGAAACGGTGTGGACCGTGGTGATGCAGGCAGACGCGGTCGGCGCGCTTGCCTACGGTGCTCGCGTCATTGACACCTCATACGAGGTTGGCGCTGAACTGGGCGGCGCCGTTGCTGTGACCATCGAGGGTCAGGTGACGGGCGGGCGCGAGGCCGGGCGCGTTCTCCACGCTCTAGGCTCAGAGACGGCCACGGGCAACTCGGCGTCCGTGGACAACTCTGACTCAACCGCGAACGGGCTGGCTGCTTACTTGCACGTGACCGCGGCAAGCGGCACGACCCCGACGCTGGATGTGAAGGTGCAGCACTCGGCCGATGACTCAACGTGGGCAGACCTTGCAACCTTCACACAAGTCACTTCCGCGAACGGCTATGAAAGGATTGCCGTGACCGGAACCGTGAACCGGTACATCAGGGCGCAGTTCACTCTGGGAGGGACCACGCCCGACTTCACCTTCCACGTGGCTGCGGCCCGACTCTAGGAGTTCATAGTGCCAACTTTCACTCACGGCAAGGACGCCGTAATCAAGATCGCTGACAGCGGCGCAACGCTCCGCGACGTGAGCGATGTGCTGAACACCGCCACCCTCTCCCGTGAGGTTGAGACGGCGGAGACTTCTGCTCTGGGTTCAGACGACAAGTCGTACATCCCCGGACTTCGTGACGCGACCATCTCCGTTGAGGGCATGGCCGACACCACGACCTCGGGATACTTCGACGGCATTCTCGGCAGCACCACGACCTTCGAGTTCTACCCGGCAGGTGAAGGCGCGGGTCAGGTCAAGTACTCGGGTTCATGCATCCTTACCTCGTTCGAGACGGGTGCGGAACTCGGCGGTGCCGTCAGCGTGTCAGGCGAGTTTCAGGTGACGGGCGCCGTCACGCGGGCCACCGTCTGATGACCAATCCGGCAGAGGGCGAGAGGGTGAACGTGCTCACGATTGACGACATTCTTGCAAAGGACGACCTCGGCGAGAAGAAGATTGACGTTCCCGAGTGGGGCGGGTCGGTGGTCATTCGTGGTCTGGGCTACGGCGAGTTCGTAGCGGTGCGTGACAAGTCAATGGTGAACGGCGAGCAGGACGAAACCATCTTCGGCGTCGGACTGCTCGCCGCCGCCTTTGTCAATCCAACCGTGAACGAGGAGCAGGCAAAGGCTCTTTTCAACAAGAGCAGCGCCGCCGTGGTCCGCATCACTGGCGAGATTGTCGCGCTGAGCGGGATTGGGGGTCGGGCCTTCGTAGACGCGGAGGCTGACTTTTCGTGATGACTCCGAGAAGGTCTTTGCATTCCGCCTAGCCCGGGACCTTGGAATAACATACGGAGAACTCAAGGCTAGAATGAGCAACAAGGAGTTCACCGAGTGGCTGGCGTTCTATTCGTACGAGCGCAAACAGCGCGAGGAAGCGGAGCGGAAGGCGGCGCGTAAGAAGTAGTGGCAGAACTCGCTCACATAACCGCCGTCGTCACCGCGACCACCTCGCAGTTTCAGAGCGCGATGGCGCAGGTGAACTCCACGGTCACCGCCACCGCTTCACGCATGGGCGCGCTCTCGGCATCCACCGCCGCTGCATCAGCGTCAATGTCGAAGGTAGGGCGCGCCGTTACTAAGGGCGTCACCCTGCCCGTGGTCGCTGCCGGTGCAGCGGGCGTTGCCATGAGCGTGGACTTCGAATCCTCAATGGCAAAGATCGAAGGCCTCGTGGGCGTCGCTAAGGACGACGTGAAGGCGATGGGGGCGCAGGCGCGCAAACTCGGCCCGCAGTACGGCAAGTCTGCGAGCGAGGCTGGCGAGGCTCTGTTCTTTATTACGTCCGCAGGTCTGCGCGGCAAGGACGCGATGGAGGTGCTGGAACAGTCGCTGAAGGCCAGCGCCATTGGACTCGGTGACACCGCGACCATTGCCGACCTTGCCACCTCGGCGATGAACGCATACGGGAGCGAAGTGCTGCCCGCCGCCAAGTCCACGGACGTCATGATTGCCGCCGTCCGTGAAGGAAAGTTGGAGGCGTCTGAACTCGCCGGGGCAATGGGCCAGACGCTGCCTATTGCATCGAACATGGGCGTGTCGTTTGATCAGGTCGGTGCCGCGTTCGCCGCTATGTCGAGGACGGGTACGGGCGCCTCGCAGGCCGCGACCCAACTCAGGGGAATCCTTTCGGCCCTGAAGAAGCCGACTAAGCAGGCGAACGACACGCTGGCCGCGTACGGGATGTCGGCGCAAGGTCTGCGCGACAAAATCCGCAAGGACGGACTGCTGCCGGTTCTGAAGCAACTCACTGGAGCCTTCGGCGACAATGAAGAAGCGCAGGCAATGGTCTTTGGCAACGTGCGCGCCCTTACCGGTGTCATGGACCTTATGGGCGCAAACGTCGGCACGACCGAAAAGATCTTCAAGAGCCTGACTAAGACTCTGGGCGCCACCGACAAGGCGATGGCGGTGACGGCAGAGACCACCGGGTTCAAGATGGCGGTCGCGTGGGCCAGCATCAAGCAGACCCTGATGCAGTTCGGTGACGCATTGCTGCCCGTGGTCAATAGCGTCATGTCTGCTCTGTCAGCCGTTGGGAGGGCTTTCGGCAGCCTTCCCGGTCCCATCAAGACGGCTGTTATCGGCGTCATCGGATTCGTCGCTGCAATCGGCCCGTTGATGTGGATGGGCGGCAAGGTCGGCGGTTCGCTCTCGCGGCTTGCCACTGGTATGGCAACAACGACCGCAGCGACCACGGTGGCTACTGGCAAGGTCAGCGGGCTTGCACGGGCGCTCCCCCTGCTCTCGCGGGCTGGCCCGGCAGGCGCAGCAATCGGCGGCCTCATTGGAATCGGCGCCGCGTTGATGATGATGCGCCCGCAGTTCACCGGCATGGCGCGGGTGCAGAAGGAAGTGGCCGAGGCGACCAATGCTGCCACTTCAGCGGCCAGCGACCAAGAGGCGTCGTTCAAGTCCAACAACGAGGCGCTGAAGGCGAACGGGACAACGGCCACGGCGCTGAAGGACGCAAAGAAGAAGGTGAGTGAAGCCGAGGACGCCCTCCGCACCGCTCTCTCAAACTCTAAGACTCCGACGGCTGAACTTGCTGAACTGACGCGCGAACTGACGGAAGCGCGAGTGGACGAGGCAAGACAGACTTCCAACGCGGCGCAGGCGCAGGCAACGACGGTGTCAGCGGTTGCCAACCTGATTACCAAAGAGGACGAGGCAACTCGGGCGCTGAAGGAAAAGCGCGACAGTATGAAGGACGCCTACATCGCCTCTCACCAGTACGGGGCAAGCGTTGAGGAGCAGGCGGTAGCAGAGGCGAAGTTCCTCGCAGCCGACGCCGAGTATCAGCAGCGCCTTATGGAAACCCCCGACCGGCTGAATCGCATCCGCGATGGAATCAAGAGGCAGATAACGCAACTTGAGAAAAGCGGGAACAAGAGCGATGCAACGGCGTCTGCTCTGGAATCGCTCTCAACGATTCTTGGAGTGGTTGATGACAGGTCGCGCAACCTAAAGGACATCAAGATTGACGCGAAGGGCAACGCCCGGAAGGTTCTTGGAGAGACCAAGACTAAGGCGCTCTCGCTAGACGGCAAGACCTTCTCGTTCACCGTTGATGTATTCGGCAAGCAGAAGGGCGACAAGATTCCGGGCGGCTACAAGGGCGGCTTCGTTTCGTTCTTTGCCGGTGGCGGAATGGTGCGCGGGCCTAGCGGCAAGGACGTCATCCCGGCCATGCTTACCGCTGGCGAGGTAGTGCTGACAAAGCGGCAGCAGTCGCTCGTTGATGGTGGCATGTCAATCCGTGACGCAATCATGTCCACCGGGGGCGCGTATGCAAAGGGCGGTCTGGTTCAGCGGCGCGCGGGTGCAGCAAAGCGCGTCAAGTCTGCAAAGGCGGCGCTCGCCGCTGCCAAGAAGGGCGGCAACGAAACCTCAATCAAGAACGCCGAGAAGGCTCTGAAGAACGCGCAGGACAGTCTGAAGCGGATCAACGACGCGATCAAGAACCGTGAGCAGGTGATGCAGCCCGCGTTCCAGTCCGTGGTGGACAACATCACCACGAACACCCTCGCGCAGTTCGATGACGAGACGAGCCGCCTGCTGAGCAACCTCGCCAATGAGTCCCGGGTGAACATGGATGAAATCAGCCGCACCTTCTCGGGCGGCGTGACCAAGATCAACGGTCAGTGGGTCCGCGTCACCGGCACCATTGAGCAGGCGCAGGCGAATACCGACAGGGCGCTAAAGGCGATTGAGGCTAGGTACGCCGAGACGTTCAAGGGCATTGACACTGACCTTGCTGACGCGCAGACAGCAATCAACGCGCGCTTCGATGCTCTTACCCCTGCCGAAGCCCGCATCAATGAGATGGAGGACGCTGCCGCGCAGATGTCGCTTGACAAGGGCATCAGTGACGCGCAGAGCGCAATAGCAGCGGCGAACGCTGAACTGGCGAAGGCGCAGAAGTGGGGTGACGTTGAGGGCATGAAGGCGGCGCAGGAACAACTCATGGCCGCGCGTCAGCAACTGGCAGACGCCGAGCGTGAGCAGACCCTCGCCAACCTTCGCAAGACCGCAGAGCAGGAGCGCGCAGAGGCAGAGGCTAACCGTAATGAAGCCCTTACCCGCGAGCAGACCTTCTACGACGACAAGCGGCAGAACCAGACTGACGCCATGAACGCCGAGTTGGAAGCCGAGCGCCAGAAGGGCGAAACGTCCCGCATGATTCTTGAAGCGCAGATGGCAGAGAAGCAGGCTATCGAAGCGGACAACCTCGCCACTAAGCAGGCGAGCCTAGAGGAGGAGCGACGCATGCAACGCTCCACGCTAGAGGACAACCTGCAGGACTTCGGTGAGAACTTCATGAAACTGCGCCGCATGTTCCTTGGCAATCACAGGACGATTACCAATCAGGTCAAGTTGTTCGCACGGTCTCTAAAGCGTTCAGGCGCGGCGGCAGCCGTCGCCTTCGCGGCTGGCATCAGCGATGGCTTTGGGGCGGTGCAGGGCGCGAGTGACAGGCTGGCCGCAATCGTGGCTCAGTATCTGCAACTCAGCAGCCCGTCAGAGAAGGGGCCGCTGTCAACGCTTGACCACTGGTTTGATGCCTTCGACTCCACGCTGCTCAGCGGCATGGACAAGCGGAGCATTGAGGACGCGATTGGTATTGGCACCACGCGGGGGAGGAGTGGCGCAGGCGGGGGCGGTAGCACGACTGTCAATCTCACCATCACCGACCAGACCTTTGCGGGCATGAGCCGTGAGCAGGCTGACCGGGTGGCCCGGCAGGTGCAGGCCGCGCTTGACCGCAGGGTTTCCTTCCGCGTCTAATGTCCGTTCGCTACGTCCTAAAGGCCGACCCGGCCGACGACGAGGAACCTGCCAGCACCCCGACCGAGGATGAACTGGTCGGGCCGACCAGCAACGAAAACCCGGTGCTGCCTACATACATTGAGCCGGTCAGGGCGACGTTCGCTGACACCGGCTCGCTCGTGCCTTCGGCGCTTCTTGATTCGGTGCCGACGATTCAGTACGTCGTAAGGGTTGGATGGGAGTCCGTCCCGGCCAACGCCTTCACGCTTGACGCTTCACAACTCGACAGCGCGAAGGTTCTGACCGCTCAGTTTTCGTCGTTTCTCAATCTGCTTCAGTTCGGCATCTCCGAGTTCGGCGGCACCGACGGGTTCGCTGATTCTTTTTCTGCCCTCTACGCAGACGTGAGCAATGACGTTCGCAGCATCAGGGTTCAGCGTGGGCGGGATGACAACCTTTCCGACTTCGAAGCCGGTGCCGCCGTTGTGGTGCTGCACGACCCGACGAGCAAGTATAGCCCTCTAAACAAGAACAGCGTCCTCTATCCGTACGTCACGCCGGGCCGACCGATCATTATTGAGATGCTGCTCAACGGCGAGCGGCATGGAATCTTTCGTGGCTTTGTTCGAAGCATTGAGCATGACCCAGCGCAGACCGTCAAGACCACGACGCTGCAATGCCAAGACCTGCTCCTGTACCTGTCGCGGTCAAAGCCCGTCATCACTTACAAGGCGTCACCGATTACGGTTGGCGAGGCCATCGGGCACGTTCTCGACGCCGTGGGATGGACTGACCCGAACCTTCGCCAACTCGGCTACGGACAGAATCTCGACGGCGGCTTTGGTCCGTTTACCGGCAGCGACAGCGCGCTCTCAATCATCCAAGGCCTCGTTCAAGTTGAGCGCGGTGAGTTCTACCACGGGCGCGATGGAGTGGTCAGGTACTTCTACCGGCAGGCCCGCTTCCTGCGCGAGCCGGGCTACCTGCTTGACGGGGCGGTGGCCGGGGCGGTGCCCGCTGCTGACCTGACCAACATCAAGAACCGGGCCATCGTTACCAAGACCGGCAGCGGGTCACAGACGGCAGAGGACACGAACAGCATTGACAACTACGGTCCCAGTGAGGTCACGCTAGAGAGCGCGTACATCAACACTCCCGGCGATGCTTTGTCGCTCGCTCAACTTATCGTCGCGCAGAACAAAGACCCGCAACCGCCCATCAGGGCCGTTGAGTTCGTAGCCGAAGCGACCTACGGGCGCATGTTCGTAGCGACGACGATGGAGATTGGCGACCGCATCAAGGTTGCAGATTCGGCGGCGAACCTAGACGAGCGCGAGTTCTTTATCGAAGGCATCTCGCATGAGATAACGCCTGAGAAGCACGTGACGGGTTTCACGCTGTCTAGAGTTCCTAGCGCGAAGCCCATCATCTTTGGGACCAGCAGATACATCAGCGGTGAACTGCAGTCGCCGTCGGCAACCGTATCGCCGTACACGAACGACGATACCTCGTCAGACATCTTTACCTACTAGGAGTATCAGGTGGATTACAACTCATTCTCTGATGTGGCGACCGGTGATGTCTACACGGCGGCAAACCACAACCTCATTCTTGAGAACATCAACAACTACCGCGTGCCGCCGATGTGCCGCGTCAAGCAGACCTCCGGGCAGGTGGTCAATGACGCCGAGAATGCCCCTCTCGCCTTTGACGCTGAGGATTTCGACACCGACGCGATGCACGACAATGCGACGAACAACAGTCGCATCACGATCAATACGGCGGGCGTGTATCTGGTCATCGCCAGCGTCCGCTATACGGCGGGCGTGAGCGACGACACGCGCATCTCGATTCTGAAGAACGGCGGCAACGTCGGCATTGACGAGCGCGGCCCGAACAACACGCGGAGTGGTATGCAGGTCATGGGCTACTACGACCTCGCGGCTGCCGACTACCTAGAGGCGCAGGTCTACCAGAACAACAGCGCGAACACTGCGCGGACCACTGACACTCCGTACACCTTCCTCTCAGCAGCGTGGATTGGTCAGGTGTCCTAGTGGCGTGGACTAACCCCGAAACCTTCACCGCAGGGCAGACGCTGACCGCTGCCAGCATGAACGCGATCAGCGACAACCTGCGAGCAGGCGGCGCGGCGATGGTGCAGGTGCGCCGAACGACAACACAAAGCACGAGCAACGTCACATGGGCGCATGTCTCGTTTGACGCTTCAGCGACCTACGACACGGACAGCATGTTCGCGTCGGGCACGCCTACATACGTCACGGTGAACACCGCTGGCATCTACCTGATAACCGCGCAGGTGGCCTTCGCCAATAATGGCGCGGGGGCGCGGCTCGTCTATATAGAAAAAAACGCGCCATCACCGGGCACCGGGACTGCCCTATCATACGCGAACGCCGTGCCGCAGAACGTATCGGACCAGACGTTCGCTATTGCCGCCACCGTGCCGCTCGTCGCTACGGACAAAGTTTACCTGTCTGTGTATCAAAGCAGCGGCGGCAACCTGAACCTCGTCACGAACCCCTACCAATCTCTATGCCTAACGTGGCTCGCTGAAAGCCCATGACCTCCACCGATGTGACCGTCTAATGACTCAGCGAGACATAGAGATACTTCACGAGCGCATGAAATCGCTCTACGACCAGAAGCAGAGTCAGTTTGAGCAACTGGATCGCATTGAGGAGTTGGCAAAGCAGACCAACGGGCGGGTCAGGGAGTTGGAGATGTGGCGGGCACGCTGGCAAGGCGCGGCTTACACCTCACGTTTCGTCTGGCTTCTCATCGGCGGCTTGCTCACCGCCGCTGTGATAGAAGTAATCAGATCTATCTAATGGCACCACGCTACGGACCACAGACCAGAAGCGGCGCAGGCAAGAGGACCGTCCTGAGCGCGGGGGCGGACCCCTCAAGCGAAGCGTGGGCGCGCAAAGGCGCGTTCCTCGTCCGTCACTTTTCGCCTAATGCCCCCGGCGCCCTTCGCAAGCCGAACGGCGACCCAACCCCTCGCGCCCTCGGTGCCGCGCGGTGGGGCGAGAGGGTTCCCAAGAACGACCGTGACCGCGGAGCCCTGTACCAGAAGGGGAAGCGGATGCTGGCCGCGTACCAGAAGGCCAGCAAGAAGTGAGCGACATCTACGACGAGATACTGGCTGAGCAGCCCGTCGCAATCTGCAACTTCGGGAAACTGCTCCGCGACCTAGACCCCGATGACCGAGCCGGGCTAGAGGCCGCGTTGGAAAATCCGGCCATCACTCAGATCAGCGTCGTAAACGTCCTCAACCGGCGCGGGCATTACGTGGACCGCGGCACCATTAGCCGTCATGTGAGGGGCAAGTGTGTCTGCTTCCGAAAGTGAGTTCAACGCCGAGCAACGGATCGCCGAACTAGAGGAAGCCGGGCGCAGGCTTCAGCGTCAGGTTGCGCGGGCCAAAGCCAAGACGGCTGAACTAGTAGAGGCGGTGTACCGGGCCGCGCATGATGCCGCGTTGGTCGCAGGCGTCCCCGCCCCCGTGGCAAAGCCGAAGGCTGACCGGCGAAAGGGTGGCGAGGTCGCGCTGCTCCATCTCACCGATACTCATGTTGGCGCGGTCACGCCGACGTACAACACGACCGTCGCTGGCGAGCGCATCAGAGCGACCGTCTCAAAGACGATCGAACTGACTGACATTCAGCGGGCCGACCATCCTGTGAATGAGTGCGTCGTCATGCTCGGCGGCGACCTCATAGAGCAGACGGCTCAGTTTCCTAATCAGGCGTGGGGCGTGGACAGCAGCACGTTCGATCAGGTGTTCACTGCTTCGTCGTACATCAGCGAGGCGCTGCTGACTCTGCTTGCGAACTTCCAGCGCGTCACCGTCTATTCGGTCCCCGGCAATCACGGGCGCGTGGGCAAGGGGAAGGGTCGGCAGAGCATTGAGTATGAATCCGACACCAACTGGGACTCCATTGTGACGCGCATCATGCGTGAGCAGATGGTAAAGCAAGAGCGGCTGTCTTGGTTCGCTGGTGATTGGTTTCAGATTGTTGAGGTCGGCGAGTACCGGGCGCTGC